GACTTAATGGTAAACGAAAGAGTATGTCGTAAGACAATATACCCAACTTGGATTGGTGCAGGATTTAGTGGTCGTAATGGTGCTATACCATCTGACTTTGCTTCATTCTTAGTTAGTACAGTTGCTAATAAAACGGCAGAAGAAGTAGAAGATAGAATTTGGAAAGGTGGTGCATCGCCAACATTCAAAGGATTCTTATCTAACGATGGTGTATTTGATAGAGCTGGTTTAGCAGCAGGGCAAATGGCAATAGCTGGTGGTGTAAATGGTCAAGCAATTACTGCGATTACTGCTGCAAATGTTGTAGAGGGATTTGGTAAAGTTTACGCAAACGGAAATGCAAATTGTCCGGGTATTATGGGTAAAGCTGATACTCAGTTTTTAGTAAACCAAAAGACATTCGGTTTATATATGCAAGCTTTAGGTGAATCGGGATTGTTACAAGGTGTAAACTTACAAGGTGCTAATCAATCGTTTGGTTCTTTAGTATATTTAGGTGTACCAGTGAATGTATGTCCGGGTATGCCTGATGATGCAATTATCTTATGTCAATCTTCTAACTTATTCTTCGGAACTAACTTAGGTACAGATATGACAGAAGCTAAATTAATTCCATTCTACGAGTATGATGGTTCTGACAATGTTGGTATCTCTATGAGAATGGCAATTGGTGTTCAAATTGGTGTAGCATCTGATATTGTACTAGGTACAACGGCAGCAATCTTACCAGCTTAATTATAAACTTTTAAATACTAAAAAATGGCTTGTACAATTTCAACCGGAAAGGCAAGGTACTGCAAAGTACAGCCGGGAGGTATAGACAAAGTTTATGTTATAGCAAGGTTTGATGATTCATCAGCTAAAACATTAGCATTAGATGGCACAACAAATATTCTTACTGCTTCTTCGGGTTTAATATCTTATGATGGCGACCCGGGAACATATTTTCAATTTGATACAGACCCTTACCTAAGTTCACTCAATCAAACGATTGTAGTGAATGAGGGTGGAGGTGTAGGTTATCAGCAAGACTTAGAGTTAGTCTTTAAAGGAGTGTATGCAAAGGCAGATAAGACATTTAATAATCTTGCAAATGGTTCGTGGCAAATAGTTGTAGAGGATAACACGGGTACATTGTACTTTTGTGGTCTAAACAAAGGTATGATTGCAACGGGTGGTTCTTTTGGACACAATGGCGACAAAGCAATATCAGATAATATGGCTTATACCTTACAATTTCAAGCAATAGAATTAGAACCAGCACAAAATTGTGGTACTTTGACAAACTTTAGTGGTCAAGGAGATGTTACAATTAGTGCAGCACAATTAGATGGTGCTTGATAGATAACATTCTGTTTTGTTTTATATATATGAGAGGGTAGGTAGGTAATACTTACCCTTTCTTTCATTAAAGATTAAAATTATGGCAAGGCTAAAAGTTAAAAAAGAGTTAATAGGTGCAGAGATTAAGATAAATCCATCACTTACTTTGGTATTTTCTGAATATATGTCAGATTGTGAATACCAATTTGCTCTAAAAGAATACCCTAGGTACTTTGAAAAACCAAAAAGTAAAGGTAAAGGTAAAGGTAAATCAATAAATTTAGGTGGGTATGATTCAGATAAATAGCAACTATGGTTTAAAGTCTATTTTTGCCAATGTTTTTAAGAATGTTGAAAGTGTAAGCGTTAGTACAACACAATTTACACCGGATTCTTTACATACAAATTTAGCTAATAACAATTACAAGCTATTTATTACTAATCAATTAACTGGTAAAGTATTTTCTACTTTCTTAACCTATGATTATTCTGATTCAAGAGGTGCATATTTTACATTTGAATTAGGCGATGGTACAAATAACACATTATTGATAGATGAATTAGGTACTTTTACTTATGAAGTCTATAATATGACTAATACAACTGCACCAGCAGACAGAATTAACGTATTAGATAGTGGTTTATTTCGTATATATAATAATGTTACCTTTGAAGATAGTTACTTTGATGCTGACAAACAAACAATACCTACAACAAAGGTATATAAACCATCTTAAAAATGAGTGAATTATTACAATTAGGTAGAGGACACGAATATATTGATGATACAGAGGTAATAAAACAAGGCGACCCGTTTGTATCTTATGGTCAAAAGAATGACTATCCGGATTACCTTATAGATTTATACCAAAAATCAGCCGTTCACAATGCACTTTGTAATTCAATTGCAACTTGGGTATATGGCGAGGGTGTTACAAGCCCACAAATGCAGTCAAAAGCTGAATCTTGGGCTAAATTTAATGCATTATTTGAGGGTGGAATAGGTAAAAATACCATACAAAAGTGCATATTAGACTTAAAAGTACACGGAGGATATTACCTTTCTATATCATATTCAGTAGATAGAACAACAATAAGCGAAGTAAATCATATACCATTTGAGTGTATGAGGGTAGAGCCGGAAATAAATGGAGAAGAAAGCGAATTTTACCTTTATTCTAAAAATTGGGCAGATTATAAAAATGTAGGGTTTAAAAAGGTTAAATCCTTTGACCCAAAAGAAAAGAAATCATACCCAAATCAAATAGCTTGTTTTAAGGCTTATTCAGTAGGGCAATATTACTATCCAAAACCGGACTATCAAGGTGGTATTAATTACATTGAACTTGATAAAAACGTATCTGAATTTCATTTAGCAAATATCAAGAATGGTTTAGCACCATCTTTTATGATAAATTTTTCAAATGGAATCCCATCAGATGAAAAACGTAGGGCAGTAAAAAATCAAATAGAACAAGAATTGGCCGGTGCAAGTAATGCTGGTAAATTTATTGTTTCATTCTCAGATGATAGAAATAATTCCCCCGAGATAACTGTAATGCCCCAATCAGATGCAGATAAACAATATGAGTTTCTATCTAGGGAAATAACATCTAAAGTGATGATTTCGCATAGAGTAGTATCGCCAAGATTGTTTGGTGTAAATGCTGATGGGGGTGGTTTGGGTAATAATGCAGATGAATTAAAAACTGCATCAGTATTATTTGAAGAAAATGTTATTGATAATTACAGAGATTTATTAACTGAATCTTTTGAATTAATAATGTTCGAAGCTGGACAACCTTTGAAGTTAGATTTTGTTTCTAAAAATCCATTTGAAGAAGAAATATCAGAAGAAGAAGTTATAGTAGAATCGCCAACTGAAGATACTGAAGAAGTGGTTGTAGATGATAAAGAAATAGAACAAGTTGATGCATCGTATAATGGTGCTCAGATTAGTTCAGCTATTGATATTATTGCAAAGGTACAAGAGGGTGTTTTAACGGAAGCACAAGCAATTGTATTCCTTATCCAGTTCTTACAATTACCGGAACAAGTTGCTAGAGGTTTCTTTTCAGATAATGCAGATGAATCATTTGAAAAGTTATTAGCATCTAAACACGAATTAGAAAACTTATCTGTTGAAGTTGATATGACAGATGAAGATGAGAATACGTGGTTAGAATATTTAGCTGACAAAGGCGAAAAGGTAAATACTGATGAATGGGAATTGTTAGAAGAAACAGATGTACTAGACCCCGAATTAGAAGCTGAAACACACAATACACCATACAACTTTTTCAAGAGATATGCTGACCCCGATGCAAAGTCTAAAATAGATAAAGGGCTTTATAAAATAAGATACAGATACTCAGAAAATTTATCTGACAATAGCCGTTTATTTTGTAAAAATATGGTAGCCAATGCAAAGATGGGTGTATCATATAGATTTGAGGATATAAACGAAATGTCAGCAGATGGAATAAATGGGGAATTTGCTGAAAGAGGTAAATCCAAATATTCGATTTGGTTGTACAAAGGTGGTTGTTACTGCCATCATAAATTCGTTAGACAAGTTTGGTTCAGAAAAAGAGTAAAAGGTAAGTTCTTACCAAACAAGGGCTTGGATAATGATAAAGATGTAACAAATCAAGAACCAAAAGGTGCTGGATTAAGGAATGCCAAAGGTTGGAGAAAAGCAAATACACGAACAATAGATATGCCAAATAGAGGTAAAGTAAACTAAGATATGGAAGCTATACAATTCACAGAAGAACAACGAAGATGGGCAGAAACATCTTTACAATTAGGTACTATTGCTAAATCTTTGAGTGGTAAACAAGAAGAAGCAACCAATAATAATTTCATTGGAGAAAGCCTTATTAAAAATGGTTATTTTGACCAAACAATACCGGGTAGTAAATCGCCAATATTAGGTAATGAATTAGTACAGAACGGAAACTTTGAAGAAAAAGGTTCTGAATTGGTTACGAATGGAGATTTTATTGATGGAACTGATGATTGGGATAATGATGGTGCTTCAACTATTTCAGTAGGTACGCATCAAGGTAGATTTGATGTTGCTGATATTAATATAAACGATAGTGCCACAAGTACTAGGGTTACACAACCTTTTAATTTTGTAAGTGGTAAACAATATGAAATTAAAGTAGATGTTTATTTAGAAAATGGTTCATTTAAGGTAGATGCAGTAGATTCTGCAGCACCCGGGGATTGGGTTAAAACAACACAAACGGGTGTATGGCAAACATTAACGGGTTATTTTAAAGCAGCAAGTACAACAACATCGGATATATTTCTTAGGTCAGATAGTGGAACAATATCACAATTTTATATTGATTCTATTTCTATAAAACAACTAGACCCAAACGATAGATGGAATATAGGTAATTCTTGGAATTTATCTGATGGTAGTGCAAATTATGAAAATAGTGGTATTTTTCGCATAGACCAACCAGTTACAATAGCAAATGGAAAAGCATACCAATTACAATTTAAAGTTCTAAATGGCACGGGTAACAACAGAATTTGGATTGGTTCTGATGATGGTATAGCTAGTTACATCGGTGGGGGTTACCAATACTTTGCTGATGATGTATATACTTATGAATTTTTTGGTTCGGCTTCATCAGATAGTATTGCTATTTTTGCTCAATCATATGGTACGTTCTCAATTACTGATATTTCAATTAAAGAAATAGAAGCAGTAGATATTGATTTATGGGAAACTCTTACTAATTCATTAGATAGTACAATCGTATTTAGTAATGGGTTTGTTACTTTAGATTATGATGGTAGTGGTGGTAGTTTTGCTATAAGACAAAGTAATATTCTAACAATCAATGATAACTATACAGTTGTGATAGATTATCAAATGATAAGTGGAGAGGCAAATGCAAGTTTAGGTAATACGGGTACAACATTGAGTTCAAATACAAGGGAAACTAAAACCTTTAATGCACAAGCAACCGGTAATACTAATTTTACCATATTAAGAAAAAATGGTAGTGAAGCTATGAAAATGGTAATCTATTCTGT